GCTACCGGAACCAGTTACGACAAACGAACCATTTCCAGATACGTCAAAGTTAACTTGGTTAGTTCCACCAAATGCTGCCGGGTTCATTTGCAGCTGGGCTATGCTTTGGGTTCCTGCCTTTACATAGCAACTCACGGCATATACTACACCAGCAGTCCATGCAATGTTGGTACGATATAAATAGTTGGATCCGCCTGGGTCTGACAGCGTAATAGTTTGCGCTGTATTAGTACCATCAGGGGCAGTCGATGCACCGGAAACTGTGGTGCGAGTCTTGACCCAAGCAGCGTTGCTGAAATCTTGAGAATAAGTAAACGCATTGGTGCGCTGTGGCTCCATCTTCAGTCCAAGCAGCGCACCAGTAATAGGGTTGTATTCGAATCGAGGCTCATTCACAGCAGCCTGAATCATCAAGCCGGCGCTGTTGAAATACCTAGCTACCGATGCCCTTGAAAAGGAGATCAGGTCGCTGAACGCTTTAGCTTCCATAGGCCCTCACCAATACCAGGTAGTCGTTTGGCTGCCCAACCTTGTAGACCTGGGCCATGAAGTCGAGAATGAGCGATGGGCTATCAGCTCGCACGACGTTATAAACGGCATGCCGGCCACCTTGCGTCTCGTCTGCCTCAATCGTGATCTGCAGGCCAGGCCGCAAGGTCCTGATAACAGCCATGGCGGCCGCATAGGTCGGGTAGTCGAAGTGCATCAACGGCCAGTGGCGATTCATCGTCAGGTCGAAGATGTTCATCATCAACACCCAGCCAGGCATTAACTCTGCCCAGCCAGGTGCAAGAATCGGTCTTTCCCGTAGCTCGCACTTCCCGCTGAATCGCCAGCCGCTCACCCCTACAAGTTCGGGCCCCGATGGGGTTTGCGTGAAACGAACCTCAACGGCCCTGATTCCGCCAGGGACTTTCAGAGGAATCAGGAACCATCCTGCGCCAGCTACCTGCGCAGCCCATGCCTCGAAGAGCAGAGCTTGGCGCTCCGAGCAGATCCAAGACAGCGGAACCATCGTCGGCACCGAGTCGAAGATGATCCGCTGCCGGGCGCGCCCGCTGACCATCTCGCTGCGAGAAATGTTATTTACAGGCTCGAATCCGTAGCCATCACGCAAGGCGCATGGCAAGCCTTTCGGGTACTCGATCATCGTCCAACCGCCTGTAGTCCATATTTCGCCTCAAGTGCCTGGGCCGGAGCGCCGTCACTCATAAGCTGGGACACCCAAATATCGATGCTACCGTCTTCATTGCGTCGAGACTGGCCGGCACGCGAGGCATCCTCATAAAGGTTCACGACTGGCTGGCTTTGGCCCTGCTGGCCCTGATTCGCCTGGATCCTGCTAAGGGTGCTGTCAAGCTTTGCGCTGGTCTCTGCAGTGGTTACCCGCTCGCCTTTCTGGAGGAACCAGGTGCCGTCCTCAGGAATGGAATCGATACCGTCGTGAGCCATACCGGCCAAGGCCGAAGCCGCCACGCCGGCAACCATTGGGGCTGTGATTCCTGCCGCAGTTGCTGCAGCCGCCGGCGCAAGGAACGGGCCGACGATAGGAATTGCTGCTGTACTGGCAAACGCGGCGAGTTGGGCTTGGAACGAAGTGGCCTGTGCATTGGCAATCAGCGTGGTAGCAGCGCTTGCCTGCGTAGCCTTGCCGGCCACCAGCTGAACGGCCTGGTAAACCAGCCACTGCGCAGCCATCTGAGCCAGGGCGTTGATGATGCTCTTGGCCATGGTAGAGGCAACGTTGACGAAAGCATCACCCAGGCTTTCCGACTCCAAGATCATCGAGGCGATGCCGTCACCTACCGAACTGGTCAGGGTGTCCAGCGTGGTGGCCGTGAAATCTGCAGCTTGCTGCTGATAATCCACCGCTGTGTCTCGGTAGTTCTGCCAGGCAGACGATACCCCGTCCAACCAATTACTCTGGGCATCGTCCTGCCGGGTGTAGTAGTCCTGCTGGATCTGCATGCGCTCTTCAAGTGCTTCGCGCAGAAGTTCAGTTTCCTGCTTGTAGAGCTCCTCGCTGATATCGCCGCCGTTGTACTGCTTCTGCAAATCGGCCAACTGGTTCTGGTAATCCTGTTGTATCGCCAAGTCGGCTTTCAACCGCTCTTTCAGCTTGTCGCCTGCACCTGCTCCGGCAAGCTCCAGGTCGTAACCTTCGCGGACATTGCGATTAGACTGGGACAGTGTGTCAGCAAAGGCCTTGGCTTTTGCCGCGTCCTCGTTCGCCTTCTTCAGCTGCTGCAATCTATCAAGCTCAACAGCCAGGCCATTTAAGCGCTCTTGCTGCTTGGCATTGATACCGACCAGCTTCCCGGATTCGATTTCAAACTGGAGCTTCGCGACCTCAGTGGCATTTTTCCGGGCGTCGGTGCTGGTGTTGATTAGCGCGATCTGCCTCTTCAGGTTCTCCTCAGCGGTCTCGAAGGACTGGTTAAGCTTCTTCGCTGCCGCCTCAGCTGCCTTCTGAGCAGCTTTTTCGGCATCAGTTTGGCCGACGAAGCCAGGCCCATTCCCGCCCGGAGGGACAATCTTGGGAAGTTCAGCTGCGGCTTTTCGGGCCTCTTTCACGTAGGCGCGGATCGCGTCGCCTGACCAGGGCTTGTTGAATGCCTCAGCGACCTCCTCCATGACGCTGCTCGACGTGCGAGCATGATCAATGGCGTCAGCTGTCAGCCTGTCGGCATTGACCTTAAAGTCCTTGGACATGTCGCCGAAAGTGACGGCGCTGAGCAAAGTGTTGGCAGTTGCACCGAGACTCTGCAGGTGGGCCATGGTGCTGGCGAAACCACTGACGATGACGGCGGCCGTGATCTTGAAGGCGCGACCAATGCCGTCCGCTAGGCTGGCAGTTACGGCAGTCACCTCAATGAAATCGTTGGCAAACTCTCCAACAACGTTCCGAAGCCCACCGGCCTCCTTCGTGGTGCCGGCCAGGTCTTTTGCGAGTTGGGCCAGTACCGGCATGAACTCGGCCGCCAGTGCGGTCTTCGCAGAATTGGCGTACTGACCAATGACTGTCAGCTCTGTGCTGAACTGCTGAGCGGCGCCAATGGTCTGCTCGTCCAAGATCATGCCAGCAGCCTGGGCGGAATCACCGTACTCCTTGAACTTCTTCCCGCCGTCAGCCAGCAGAGGAACCAGGGCCGTGGCCTCATCGGCGATTGCCTCCATGAAGAAGGTCATTTGCGCCTGGCTCACATTGGCCTTCTGCAGACTGGTGACGTACAGCTGCAGGGCGTCGGCACTGTTCAGGTTGCGGAACTGCTCAGCAGTCACGCCAACCTTCGGTGCAACGGTCTCGAAGAAGTTCTTCAGCTCGCCCCCGCCGGTGGCCAGGAAGTCACCGATCTTGTCGTTGGTGTCCTTGAAGATATCGGACAGCTTGTCCTGCTCCACCCCTACCGATGCCGCGCCGGCGGCGTAGCGTTGAAACTCGGTGGTGGTGAGGCCGGCCAAGTTCGACAGGTTGGTGATTTCCTTCGCGGCCATGGCCGAACTGGTCACCAATCCAGCCACAATGGCCGGCACCGCAGCAAATGCGGTACCTATGCCTTTGCCGAGGTTCTCTGCCGACTTCTTGATCTCGGCCATTCGCTTCTGCGATTCACGGCTGGCCTGGTCAAGCGGGCCAGTGAAGCCGCCAATTTTGGCGATCAAGTCCAGGGTCAGCGTACCCAGCGATTTACTTGCCATGCCCTTCTCCTGCTGGTCGCTGGCTGATAATTACCGGCTACGCCCAGGTCTTCATGGCTTCCTCAAGCGTCAGCGCAGGCGCGGATTCGTGAGGCATGAAGTCGTAGACGGTGTAGCCGCCGTCCTTTGTGTGGGTGTTTGCGTAAAGCGTGGCCAGAAGCGCAGTGCCACGCTCGAAACGCATTCCCAGATGCAGGGAGCCACGGCGGCTGCGGTACTTCATCCAGGAGCGAAACTCCTGGATGCTGATCCGCTCTTTTGCCTCGGCGATGGTCCTCCCCCCAACACCGCAGAGGACTAGT